CTCTCTTGGTGGTGCAGAAGCAGAAACAATGGCTTCTATTCGTAAGAATGCCCCATTCCAATATGCCACACAGAACCGTATGGTTACGGCAGTCGATTACTCTACCCTTGTGTTGAGCAATTTTGGCACAATCATTAAAGACATTCAAGCCTTTGGTGGTGAAGATGCTCTTAAACCAGAATTTGGTACAGTGTTCTTATCAATCGTGTTTAACGCAGACGTGACGCAAGAAACTATTGCAACAACAAAAAACTCTATTGTAGATCTAACTAAGCAACTTGCAGTTGTGGGCTTTGATACGAAGTTTGAAGATCCAGTTACCACATTCGTTGAGACAGAGATCTTCTTCCAATTCAACCCTAAGCTTGGTGCATTGTCGTTGACAACCGTACAGGATAACGTACAGCTAGAAATTGAAAAGTATTTTACTCAAAATATCGGAAAGTTCAACCAAACATTCCGTAGATCGAATCTATTGAACGATGTTGATGAGGTTGACACGGCTGTTCTATCATCACGTGCTAACATCAAGTTGCAACGCAGATTTACTCCGACAACAAATAAGCTACAGGATCACACACTGAGATACCCTGTTGGAATTGCAGAGGCTGATGATAAAAATGTCATTGTCAAGTCAACGCCATTTAACTTTAATGGTACGACATGTAACATACAAAACAAACTAGGATCCAATAAACTTCAAATCATTTCGTTAGGCAGTCAGATTGTGCAATCGGATAACATTGGTTCATACAGTTCCGCAACTGGAATTGTTAGCATCGTTGGCCTTAACGTCAATGCTGTTATTGGCGGAAATCAATTCATCAAGGTAAGTGTTGTCCCTGCCAATCAATCTGCCGTTAGTCCACTAAGAAATGACATTCTTGAATATGACTCAGGTCCATCATTTGCTACAGGAGTTGTGGTATCTACCACATAATAAACACGTATGTCAAAAGATAAAACATTAAAAGATAATAATAGAAGGGAGCTTTCCCTACAGGATCACAATTCTGTAAAAGAAGTTCTACCAAGTTACTTTATAGAAGAGTATCCTAAACTAGTATCTTTCCTTGAAGCATACTATCAATTTGAAGACAGTGATGTCTCACCTTCTAAATTAGTAAGTGATCTATTTGTTAGTAGAGATATCACCGCAACAGATCTGACTAACCTATCGTTTATCGAAGACGAGCTATTACTTGGACAACAATATTTTGAGGGCTTCCAAAACAAACGTGCGGCGGCTAAGTATTCTAACACACTATATAGATCTAAGGGCACACTATACTCTATTGAGCAGTTCTTTAGAACTTTCTTTGGCATTTCTCCCGACATTGTTTACACTAAGGAAAATGTCTTTAATGTTGGTGAAAGTGCTTCAACTATTGGATCCGAATCGCTCAAGTATCTTATTGACGATAAACTATATCAGAAGTATGCACTGCTTGTCAAGGCTCCTATTCCTATTAGTGAGTGGAAAGAAGCGTATAAACTATTTGTGCATCCTGCTGGCATGTATATCGGGGGTGAAGTACAAATTGTTTCTGAGAACGTACAAGATCTCCTAGTTATGCCCACAGTGGACTTGGTTGCAAACACAGATCCTGTCGTTGAAGGTATTGCTACAGCAATCTTTGGTGGTCAACTCGAAGCAACAGGAATTGTTCCAACTGATACACGTGTGGATCTACTACGAAAACTACAAGATTATGAAAATATCACACTTGAACAGATTGATAGAAACTATGATACGATTGAAGAGTGGGCTGGGACACAGTCTCCAACGTTTGACGAAGATAGTGCTGGGATTGACTACCGTACACCAAGAATGTCTACAGATTTAGACACATTTGATGAAGTTAATTTCCCTTGGTACGACAGTGACTCCGCATAAGCCTTATAAATAAAGATAACAGATTTAGAATAGAGATCAACCAATGGCAAGACAGAACATAGACAGAGGCACTAATGCTAATGACGGAACTGGCGATACTCTCAGAGTAGCTGGTCTTAAAATCAATCAGAACTTCGCAGAAGTTTATGAGATGCTTGGTGGCGACTCAGGTGAGTTGAGCGCAGGTATCACTATGACTGATCAGGGTATTGTCTTTGAAGGCACTAATGTCGATCAGCATGAGACAACTTTGTCGGCTGGCAATCCATCTGGTGATATTACGCTATCTCTTCCTACAGTCGGTACTGAATTGGTCTCCAATACTGCTACACAGACAATGACTAATAAGACGTTGACTACACCTATTATCACTACACCACAAATCAATGACTTGTCTTCAGACCATAAGTATATGGTTGTATCAAGTGAACTAACGGCTAATCGCAACATTACATTGCCTGCACTTGGCACTAATGATACATTCGTATTTGAGGCGGCTACTCAGACATTGGCGGCTAAGACACTAACATCTCCTCTTATCAACACAGGTAAGATTGGCACTAGTATCAATGACACCAACGGTGCCGAGTTAATCAAAGTAACGGCTACTGCATCGGCAGTGAACCAAATCTTGGTCACAAACTCCGCAACAGGAAACAGCCCCTCAATTTCGGCAGATGGAGATGACACTAACGTATCTCTTATTCTAGCTTCTAAGGGTACTGGTGCAGTTAATATCAATAATAAAATTGTGCATCGTGAACACTTTTTAACAGGTGATGGCGCAGTAAACCTAACAATTCCTCTAACAATCTTCAATGCGTCTTCTGCACTTGCTATTACGATGGCAGATGGGACGATTACTGGCGAGACTAAATACTTTGTGAATAGGGGAACAGGTACTGCTACAGTAACGGTAACAAGCTTAGTCGGTACGGGTAACCCATCAACAGTAGCATTTGCGGCACATGAAGCTGGTTTCATGATGTGGGATGGTGCAAACTGGCACTTAGCCTCTAAAACAGTTGCTTCTTAAGGACATAGAAAATGACAGCTATTATTACAGACACACTCAAAAAGCAACTATTACTTGATATCATTACTGATATTGATAGTGCGGCAAATGACTATTACATTGGCGTAGGTCGTTCAGAGACATGGGACGGTACAGATACTGCACCCACACCTAAGAACTCTCAACGAGATACTCGTAACTTGGGACTTTCTTTGCAGTCTGTTAAAGCAGTTGCTGATAAGTCTTTGGTTGTTCCACGTACAGATTGGTCTTCGGGTGCTACATACTCTTCATGGAATGACAATATCGAAGGACATCCTGTGTCCGCATATTATGTCTTTACTGACGAGAACCACGTATATATTTGTTTACAAGCTGGTCGTAATGCTTCTGGCAATGTGGTTAACTCTACGGTTAAGCCCACAGGTACATCTACAAACGCATTTAAAGCGGCAGATGGTTATGTCTGGAAATTCTTATTCTCTATCGGTGCTTTAACAGCATCTAAATTCCTCTCTGCTAACTTCCTTCCTGTTACCTTCATTACTGAAACAGATAGTGATAGCCCAGCATCTATTGTTGAGCAAAAGGGTATTCAAGATGCGGCAGTACCAGGAGAAATCGTTGGTTATACAGTAACTGCTGGTGGGACAGGTTACACATCAACGCCGACTGCAACAATCGTGGGTAACGGTGGCACATTGGCTAAAGCTGATGTCACGGTATCTGGTGGTGCAGTATCTAAATTGGACGCACGTGATTCATCTGGAACACTTGTGTTTGGTGCGGGCTACACGTATGCAAGCATTACCCTATCGGGTGGTGGTGGCACAGGCGCATCTGTTAGGCCAATCTTTGGTCCTAAATCAGGTGTTGGTGCAGACCCAAGAGACGATCTAAAAACACGAGCAATCATGTTCAATACAAAACCAGAGGGTATTGAGACAGGAGACTTCATTGTAGGAAACGATTTCCGCCAAGTTACTCTAATCAAAAATCCTTTAACACATGCTGGCGCAAAGCTAACAGATAACACAGGCAATGCTCTTAATAGACTAAACCTATCTACTATCAGTACGATATTTAGTGCTGACAAAACCATCCTTGGTGGCACAAGTGGTGCTAAGGCTTATATCGACAAAGTGGACTCAGATAACATCTACTATCATCAAAACGAGACAACAGGCTTCATTCAGTTTGAAGAAGCCGAATCTATCTCAGAGACAGATGGATCTGGTTCTGGTGTTCTTGCATTGGCAAACGCTGATGGCGATACAGACGCATTCATTAATGGGGATTTAAACCCATTAAGCGGTGATATTTTGTATATAGATAATAGAGCGGCTGTTACTAGATCGGCAGAACAAACAGAAGATATTAAAATCGTTATTCAACTATAATCGGTGTAGGAAAACATGACTAGAGACTTTACAAAAGACCTTTTTGCGTCAACATACAAAGACGACTTCGCTGATAGTGACAATTATCACAGAATTCTCTTTAACAATGGTCGTGCTCTACAAGCTCGTGAGTTGACTCAAATGCAAACTATTACCCAACGAGAGATTTCTCGAATGGGTAGAAACATCTTCAAAGA